CGCAACTCGACATTTTCACCGGCGACGCCTTCAGCATGCACACCCTGACGGCGACGTTCAACACGCTGCCGCATCAGCCGATGCGGATCGGCGAGTTGAAATTGTTCCACGAAGCGGGCGTGCGGACGACGTCGATCGATGTCGAGTCGCAGGACGGGCGGCTCACGCTGATCCAGTCCTCGCCCCGCGGCGGGGTCGCGGCCGACCCGCTCGCCTCGAAGAAACGCAAGATGCGGACGTTCCGCGCGAATCACTTCGAGCGCCAGTCGAAGGTCTACGCCGACGAAGTGCAGAACGTGCGCGCGTTCGGCAGCGAGACCGAGCTGCAGCAGGTCGAGGCGATCGTCAATGAGCGCCTCGCCGAGCTGCGCCCGATGCACGAGGTGACGCAGGAGTATCACCGGATCAACGCGATCCAGGGGATGACGTACGACGCCGACGGCTCGACGCTGTTGAACATGTTCACCGAGTTCGGCGTGTCGCAGCAGACGCTCGACATTGCGTTCACGACAGCGACCACGAAGGTGCGCGAGCGCATCATCGCCGCGAAGCGCCTGGCCGAGGCCGAGCTCGGCGGCATCGTCATCACGGGCTGGCGCGGGTTCTGCTCGGCCGAGTGGTTCGATGCGCTCGCCAGCCACGCGACGGTCGTCGCCGCGCTGCAGTACCAGGAGTCGATCCAGCTCCGCACCGATCTCCGCGCGGGCTTCGAGTTCGGCGGCGTGATCTGGGAGGAATATCGCGGCTCGGTCGCGAAGCCAGACAGCGTCGGCGGCGGCAACGCGGCCTTCATCCCGGCTGACATCGCGTTCCTCGTGCCGGTCGCCGCGACGGCGACACCAATCCTCATCACGCGGTTCGCGCCGGCGGACTACGAGGAGACGGTCAACACGCTCGGTCTGCCCCTGTATGCGAAGCAGGTGAAGGATCCGACTGACCTCAACAAATACCGATTGATCGATACCCAGTCGAACTTCGTCACGCTGAATCTTCGGCCGCGCGCGGTCATCAAGCTCACTAAGTCGTAAGACGGTGGGCGATCTCCGGCCCGCGATCGGGCCTGCACTCGACGCGTTCGGTCTGTCGGCCACCATCACGCGGCCGACACCGGACAACACGCCGGTCGTCACCACCGGGTTCTGGCTCGCGGAGCTGCAGGAAGACCAGCCCGTCGGCCGCGAGTTCAAGAAGCGCGACCCGCGGCGGGTCTTCGTGGTGCCACGCAATGCGGCGCTGCCGACGGCACCGAGTGGGTCGATCGTCGCGGCAGCGGAGTACGAGGGCGGCGACGTGAAGTCGTGGAAGGTCGATGGCTTCGCGCAGCCGGTGGAAGTGGACACGTGGCGCCTGATTCTGGTGCCCGCGTAGGGAGGCGATATGAGCTGGAGCGTCAGCGCATCAGGAAAGCCGGCCGACGTGGCTGCGGCCATCGACACCGCCGTCGCGAGGTACGGCCCCGGACAGTCGAGAGACGAATTCGAGGAAGCCGCACCGCACCTAAAGGGGCTCGTGGCGTGCGCGGGGCCGGAGCAAACGCTCACCGTCTCGGCCTCTGGTCACGCGACGTTCGTGGACGGCAAGAAGACGTACGGGGCCATCACGGCCAGCATCACGACCACGGGTTGAGCTGATGCCTGAGATCTCGATCGAACTGACCGACGCGGACGAACTCCAGTTCGATGTGCGAGCCTATCCGCCACGGGCCGATCGGATCCTCGTGCGCGCGCTCAATCGCGGCATCAACAGCGGGCGCACCTTCATGCAGCGCGAGATCGCGCGCGATACCGGTCTGCGCGTGGGAGATGCGCGCGCGGCGATCGTCATGCGCGAAGCCACGATCGCGCATCCAGAAGCGAAACTGACCGCGAGCCTGAGGCGGATCCCGCTCATTGACTTCCGTGCCACCGCGACGCGCCGCGGCGGCGTGCGGGCGAGACTGACGGGCGGTGCCGGCCACTACCCGCACGCCTTCATTGCGACGATGCGCAGCGGGCACCGCGGCGTGTTTCAGCGTGTCGACCGGGCGCGCCTGCCGATTCGCGAATTGCACGGTCCGTCGCTCGGCCATGTGTTCGCCAAGTATCGCGCCGCGGCGCTGGCCAGGGCGGAAGAGTCGTTCCGCACGAATCTCGATCACGAACTCTCGCGGCTCAGGGACTGATGCCGGAACCTCTGGATTATCAGATCGTGTTGAACCTGCAGACGGCGCTCGTGGCGATCTCAGTGGCGAGTGGCTATCACTACGACATGCCGGCCGGTGCCGTGCGGCTGAATCCCGATCTGGACGTCGAATCCCTGATTGCGCCGGACGGCCCGCGGCCGTTCATTTTTTTCAAGCTCGGCGATCAGCAGTGGCCGCGCGAGCAGTATCAGCCGGCGATGCGCCTGGCGCACATCCTCCCCGTGACGATCGCCTGGGTCCAGGACTCGGACGCGACGACCGACGCGGCCTTGCTGCAGACGTTCTTCCGTGGCGCAGCCGATGTGGAGCAGGCGGTCGCGGGGACGCCGGCCAGCCTCACCCGCGGCGGACTCGCGGTCGACACGCGCATCACGGGCATCCGGCAAGCCGGCGAGGGCGCGGAAGTCTGGGCCGTCGTCGATCTCGAGATCAAGACGATGCGCACCTATGGGCAACCCAACGGATAGAGGACTCAATCATGCGCATGGCCACCTGTATCTGCGGCGAGTACGGCAGCGTCAATGTCTCCGGCGAGGGCTACGGGCGGACGTTCACGCGGGGCGCCACGGTGGACCTCGACGAGAAGGTCGCGCCCGATGTCGAGACGACCTGGGGCGACGCGATCGGCAAGGCCTACGCGCATCTGTTCGAGCCCGTGGAGGCCGATCCCAGTCCGGCGCCGCGGCGGCGGGAACACCCGCCCGATGTCGCGAAAGCCGTCGCGTCTCGCGGCACGCGTACCGACGAATCGCCGGTGAGGGAGTAGCCACATGCCGAATACGTACGTCGTCGGAAGATTCGGGCGCGTATACGGGGCCCAGGAGGCCGCGTACGGGACGTCGGCCGTCCTGGCGGCCACCGATGCGGTCCGGCACCTGAACGTCAAGTTCGGCCAGAACCCGCGGAACCGCGTCAACTCGCCGGAACGCAACACGCACCCCTCGCTGATCAACCGCTTCACGCGCCGGAAGACCGCCGACTACATGCTGAGCGGGATTCTCTATCCGAGCGGGACGATCAACACGGTCCCCGATCTCGACTTCGCGCTCAAGGCGGTCTTCGGGGCGTCGACGAATGTGACGCTCGCGACGACGGTCGCGGCCTCACCGGCGCCCACCGCCACGGTGTTCACGGTGGCCAGCGTCGGCACGCTGGCGGTCGGCGATGCGGTCCTGGTCAACGTCACCGGCGGCGGCCTCCAGGTGCGCTGGATCACCGCCATCAACACGCTGGCGCTCACCGTGGCGCCCGCGCTCTCGGCCGCGCCCACCACGGGCGACACCGTCAAGGGCTGTATCACCTACAAGCTGACGACCGCCCTCCTGGCGACCGGGTCACTGAACCTCGCGCGCTACCTGAATGGCGGCATCTCGTACGAGATGAACGGCTGCGCGCCGGAGAGTCTCCGGCTCACGTTCGACGCCAACAACGAGATCATCTGGGAGCTGTCGGGCCCGGCGCAGAAGCGGACGCGACCGGCGCAGACCGACCCGGCGACCTTCACTACCGCGGGATCGCAGCCGCCCTCGGGACTCACCGGCTATCTGCGCATCAACGCGACGGCCGAGGAATTCCTGACCGCGGCGTTCGAGATCAAGAACAACATCACGCTCGACAACTTCGCCTTCGGCACGTCGCAGGCGCAAGCGATGTTCCGCGCGAAGAAGCGCGAGGTGACCGTCAACATGACGACGATGTCGTCAGACGACGTCACGATCCTCGATGCCGCCGAGAATACGGCCGACACGGTGGCGCTGATTCAGTGCGGCCTCACGGAGGGGAACATCGTCGCGGCGTATTGCCCGCGACTCGAGATCGACACGCCCGATGATTCGGATGCGGAAGAAACCACGCAACTCGCGTATCGGGCGACGGCCAAAGGCACGGCGGGGAACGACGAGCTGTACCTGGCCTTAGCGTAGACGACTGCCTGCATTTCCGCTCACGTGCGGCGGGGCCTCGCCGACCGGCCTTGCCTTCGGTCCCTGCCGCACCCGCCGTGAGCGCCACGACAGAACCACACGACAACCGCCGCGGGCGCGTCCCGCGTGCAGGAGGGTTCTCACATGGCGCTGCGTATCTTTTCCTACTTCCGCTCCACGATCGTGATCGACGGCGAGGACATCGCGATCCGCGTCAAGCGACTCACGCCGCAGGAATCGCTCAACTTCAAACGCGAGTTTCAGCGGGTCAGCCAGCCCGCGGCGACGGCCCCGGAGGCCGAGACGCGCGAGCAGCAAGCTGCGCGCGAGCAGCAGGAATACGACCTGGCTGTGAGCGCACAGGGCTTTGTGACGAAGTCGATCTCCGACTACGTCACGGTCGAGCCCGGGCACTTGATCGAAGACGACAGCCAGGAGTCCTTTACCGACGGCGGGACGCTGGTCCGTCTCTTCGGA